ACATTCACATATGGACCAGCAAAAGCTGCACCAGCGAAGAGGAATGGAGATGCTGCTACTGCAGCGATTGTTGATTTGATTGACATGTTTGTTTATTAGTATCTCGCATAGGGCACTAAAAAAACCCTTGCGGATGATAGAATCCCCGACATGGGATTCTTTTTGCATCTACACAGGGGTACGATCTTTCGAGTCCTTTGTATGATGGTATTTATAATACCATAAGTTCATCTAATGTGTCAAGTGTTTTCATTTCCCCTCAAAACCTGGTGGTAGTGTTCCCAGATAAGGATTTAGTTGTACGATCTGTACAGGATTCTCTACACTATTGATTTCATTTCTCCAAAACTGCCACAAAGCATCATGACAATTCTTATGATACACATCCACATGAAGATCATGAATGTCTGACCCTAGATCAATCTTGTAAAGGAATAATGGTATAGAATATGTTAGTCCTGTATTGTATATTAAATCGTCTGCAACAGCACGAGGAAGAACTTTCTGATCTAACTTATACTTGTCACCCTTAGTATGCAAATCCAATAACTTCTGTGCATACCTTCTATTAATAAGATAACATGCTGTAGAAAAATCATTTATAAATCTACGATGGATCTGTGCTGTGATACTAGCAGGATTAATAATTGCTAACTGTATACAGTCCCACCCATGAGGAGCGTTTGCCACAACATCTTTCCATGTAAATGGCCAATGTGATACAACTGATAGATCACAATCATCTTCCATCATGATTGCATACTCATCATCACTAGTCTCTAACCAATGTTTCATAGCATGGAGGTGAGATGTAACACATCCTACCTCTCCTGATGACATATTAGATGGATACCTGCCAGTAATAATATCACTGAGATCATCTTCTCTACCATCATATGCAGAGATTCTAGTTTGATTCTCTACCATCCAGTAATCAAACTGATCTTCCATATACTTAGCACGATCTTCCTTCTCATCAAGGTTGATCCAGTAAATATGAGGAAGACCTTTCAGTTTATAGGCAGCCTTATTTTTATCTAATACAAAACTTGTCATTAGCAATCACATAAGTTAGGGTGTTCTCCTGTAGCACAATAGTTTGCTGGATCTGCTACTTCTTCACAAGTGTATGAGTCTGCTACTCCTGGATTACTCCAGTTGATACTACCCATACCTGCATTAGTGCATCCTACTAACAATGGTGCTAGTAATAATAGTTTTTTCATCCGATAACCTTCTTGACGGTTGGTAAATAATAAGTCTTGATGACATTCTCCCATGAGAATTGCTTCGCATACTTAAGAATCTCATCTCGATGAGCAACAGAGTACTCTCTGTTCTTCTTAATAGCATACTCTACAAACTGTGGATCGTCAATCTTAGACTCTGGAATCACAGTAATAAATTCCTTATCTGTATCTAGATTAGCAGTAGCGAACTCACTCACTACTACACCTAGACCAGAAGCAAACGCTTCCATAATAACCAGAGAGTGTGCCTCACCATCTGATAGGAGCACAAGGTTACCATAGTCTGTTAGATAGTCATGTAGATATTCTTTAGTCCACTCTCCAAGATAATTATGATTCTCGTTGAATCTCTTGTCTGCTATATTACCAGCAAAGAAGAGACTGTCTATTGACTGGAACTTATGTTGACGCTTTCTATAATCAATCTTTGCTAGATAGATGCTACGGTCTGGGAACTCAGGGGTGTCTGTGTGACGGAAGAGATTAAGATCAACACCGTTAGGAACAACGAACAATTTATGATCAGGAATACCGCCAAGGATAGAATAGGCTTTCTTAATACTTTCTGAGAGACAAAAAACATTGGGTTTAGTTTGTTGGAAGTGACCAAAGATCTGACCATACCCATTCATCTTCTCAGGTTGTTCAAGATAAGCAAAGTGAGTGGTGCATGCACAAGGGTATTGGATGTAAGGATATAATACTATCCAATCATCATATTGTATGTGGCAAAAATCTGGTTGGAAATCATTGAGTCTATGAATGATCTCTCTAGGATTACTAATGTTAATAATCTGTACTGTGTGTCCTAGTTTCTCTAGGGTCACCTTGTAGTCCCAGATCAAACTTTCAACTGCTCCCCATCCTACAGGAGGTATGGGTGTGGCAGGTCCAATGATGCTGAATCTCATATCAATGATTGTAATTTAGGAATGTATTCGTAGGCAAGAATATTTTCTAGTCCAAATGTATCTATACCATATTGTCTGATCTCTCTTCTAATTTGCCTAGAATGTTTTTTATTGTTGTAAATAACTTCTCTGATGTAACTCAGATCAGTCATCTTATCTTCTGGAATAACATCAATAAATGATTTTGATGTATCCAATTCAGGAGATACCTCTTCTGATACTACCACACCCAATCCACAAATCAAAGCTTCCTTAACAACTAGTGGTGTAGTATTCTCCACCTCACTGAGCAATACAAAGTTTGAATAATTTGTAATAGATTGATTCAATATATTTCTAGGCATCTCACCTAGGTAAGATTCTCCACGATATTTACCCTGCTCTCTACGACCCACAATATCAATCTTAAGATCTGGTGTCATCACTTCTTCTAATAACCACTGTCTTTTTCTATCACACACTTGAGAGAAACATAATGTTGTATCGAACTGAGGATATTGATTGAACTGGTATGGATCACATCTAACACCCAATTTACTTAACCATATATTATCGTGGTTATGTGCACCATATTCTTTCCAAGTTGCAATATCTTTCTCACTAGATGCAAAGATATGATAGTCATCATTAGCTCTTATCTCAGCAAAGTGAGGACCATACCCATCTCTACCCCACATGTGAGGTGTGTTAATGTATGGATAGTGACTAGAAACAATTAACCTCTTACATAAAGGAACAAGATCAGTAATGATATCAGAAAAAACATCATAATGTAGATGTACAATGTCAAACTTACCATGCTCTATCTCAAATTTTATAACTTCCTTATCAGGAGTATTGATTATCTGAACTCTATGTCCTAGGTCTTTAATAATTTTATAGTAATCCCATATCAACATCTCTACAGCACCCCATTTGTCAGGAGGTATCTCCATGATGCCAGGACCAACCAAAGCAATCTTCATACCTAAATTAATCTTCATTGATAGTCCTCCCAATACATAACTTTTTTAAGTTCTTCTACATTAGTACCATACTGTCCTAGTGTTGCAACATTTTGGTATGCACTATGGAATAAAAATACAGGTTTCATTTCATCATCCTGTGGATTAGATCCATACCATACACCATCCCTTTGTTCCATAGGTTGATATGCTTTAGCAGCACAATGATTAAATGATCCATTAGTAAACTTATAATTCTTCCACTTCTCCAAAGCAAGGCAGAGTATCAACTCATCTGTTACACCACTATGCACTAATCCATCTGAAAAAATATGATCGTAAAGTTCTTTATAATTTTCAAACAAACCATCATGTTTATCTTTTTGAAACATAAATGCACCTGATGCAGCGTATGGTACATCCATATAACCTTCAGGTAATGGTAAGTTAGTTCTATCTACCTTCTGTCCTGCATTTAAATACTGTCCTAGTTTAGGAACCCACCAGTGTTGAGTACAAAGAAACTTATCTTCTGCTTCTTCAATCAACTCATCTACTCTATCGTTAATAACAACAGTATCAGTGTCCATATAGAAACAATAATCAGTTTCTAAGTGTTGATAAAGTTCATATCTTTTCTTCCAAATATCTGGTTGGAAATAATTTCTTTCATCTTCATTCTCAATCTTCTTTGCTTTAGACTTAACAATCTTGACATTAGGTTCATCGATACTTAATCGATCATCCATATCAATAATAAGAACCTCATGATCTTGCTTAACTCTCTCAAGAGATTCGCATGCTCTCATCAAGTTAGTGTAATACTGATCATCACCACCAACTATGAATCCAAAAGTTACTTTGTTCATTGATCTGCTTTAATATAGACCCAAGATTTGTATGCATACTCATTAGTAAGATGAATACCTTCCCATACTTCCTCATCAAAGAACTCTTCTAGAGCACCTTCGACATCAAAGTAATCAGCAGTTACATTATCAGGATCACAATAGGTATCGTGCCCTGCAATTATACCACCATACTTAACCTTTGGATACCATGCTTTAAGATCTTCTAAAACTGCTTCCTTAGTATGGTCTGCATCTAGATAAACATAATCAAAAAATCCATCTTCAAACTTTGCTGCCCAATCTACTGAAGCACCCTTACACATCTCTATCTTAGGATTATCACCATAAAGTTTTTTAACTCTTTCGTGTCCTTGTTCTACACGGTCTTCATACTTAGTGAAGTGAGCATCGTTACCTTCTGTCTGCCATTTATCAATAAGATAAATCTTTTCACATGCTGCTTCAAATTGTGGATAGTAGATGTCAAGATATCCACCATACTCTACACCAACCTCTGCAACTTTAAGAGGTTTCCATTCCTCTAGACTGTCAACAACAACAGTAGGAAGATGATCCCTAGAAAATTCAAAGTGTTTGAACTTAGGGTTAATGTCAAATTTTAATGGGTTGTACATAACTAGATCAGTTTTAGAATACCTTTGGAACGATTTATAAATGTATGCCTGTCTTTAACAATTTGCATCTGATGCTGAATCAACTCAACATTTTGATACATGCCAAATCCTTTGAGGAAGAGTTCTCTAATGTCCTCTGAGCATACTATAGAGTCATCGATGAAATCAGCAAGTTTAGGTGAGTTAGTCATACCTAGGTGACCATAACTGATCGCCTTAAAGATACGGCAACTCTTAACACCCCATGCCATATGAGTCTCATTTCTGAGATCAGGTTGCATGATAGACTGTTGCATCTTCTCCCTGTATACATCATCGGGTAATGGTGTAGTCCAAGGATCACTATGGAAGCATTGGATACCTGCATGCTGACACTCTTGTGCCCATGCATTGATAGCAGGACCATTAGCGAACCGACCATGATCAGATATACTCCCTATCATATGCCATACTGGATCTCTTTTTCTGGTTGCCCAATTAAAATCAATCTCGTGTGGTAATAGGTTTGCTGCCCATGCCATGTATATTATATCATAATCAGAAGAACTCCTGTCATAGAGGACTCCCGACTCCAGTTCATCACAATTATTATAGTCTACGGTATATGTATAGTTGGTATCATCCATGTAATCTACATGATATCTCATGTCAATTAACTTCTTGACATTACCAACATACTTAGCAGGGTTGACACATACATGGCATACATATGTACTACTCTTCCTTAGAGGGATTTTTTTATCTCTATATCCTTCACAAAAGAATAAGCAGTCCTCATAATCAAAGTCCTCTGGATGATCTTCATCAGTAAACCAGAATACTTCATACCCTAAATGTTGAAATGCTTTTTGAAACGCTTCATAGATGTAAGAATAGGTATCTGTGTGTAGCGGATACCCCCACAGTACTACCTTCATTAGATCTTACCTAACATATAATCTTGAGCACTCTTAGTCTCACCTGTAACACATTTCATATTACTAATACAATGTGCAGGAACAAGATCTGGATGTGCCCACCAATCCTCAAAAGGATGTTTATTATCTACTGATATATCATCTGCAATAAGAACATACCCTCTTTCTTGTAGGTACTCTCTAGATTTATTTTGTATCTCAGGACCATCATTATACTTATCATGCTCGAATGTAATCGTAGCAAACTTATACTTATCTAAATCTATCTTTAGCATTGCATCATAAGTAACCTGTGCTGGTTCACAATCTACTTGTAGGTAATCAAATACTGGTCCTAAATTTACCTCTTTAAACAGTTGATCAAAATCAGCAGTAGTAGCATCACCTAAAGCAACAGGTGCTTTACGATGTTCATTATATAAATCGGCCTCTTTATTTTTAATTTCAAAACCTATACCAGTCCACTCATACCTAGACTCAAGTAGAGCAGTGTTGTTAGAGATAACAGGATGACCTGAACCAATCTCTACAAAAGTACCATGTGGTTTTCCATCTAACATACACAGAACAAACATGTCCTGATAACATTGAGAGAAATTTTGGTGTGATACCTTCTCAATACCAGGAAATTTATAACGAAGTTCATTTATCCTATCTACGGTATAAAAGGTTGGCAACTGCCATGCATTAGGGTCGGTCATGTTTGTAATTCAGAGTTATCTTTTGCAAGATGAATAATCTTTCTATCGTATGTATAATGTGGGAAACACTCTGGATATGCATAGTCAGGAGGTAAGGCATTTACCTTGTCTTCATTCTCTAAGAAGAACTTATTGATCTGACTTTCATCATGCCATAGTGCTATTATATCATTCCGATAATCCTTGTCAACTCTGTTTCTCAGAGTCTTCATCATAGGAATAACATGTTTAACTTGTCCACCCCATAGACATCCTTGATAGTAATTCTTTTGTTCACCATCTACATATGCTTCTGACTTAGGATTGGTTTCAAATGTACCACTGTAGTCAGCATAATGACATGGGTGATGTACAGCAAGGTATTCTTTCTCTGGATCTAAAATCTCATGAGAGAATATCTTCTTCTGGACTACCATGTCTGCGTCAAGGAAGAGCATCCAATCAAATTTCTTCAACTCTTTCTCTGCCTCAAGAATAGTATGAAACCTTTCCAGCGTGATTGCTGGCCATGCTTTGTGTTCTATATTATATACTGACATGTTTTCTGGAGTACCATCCAGTTCACCATCAGTGAATATAAAGTACTGCTTGTTAGCATCTGGCATCAAATGCTCTTCACATTGTTCATAATATCTTGGAAGGAAATCAAGGTACTTATTAGTACCTATGAATATTATAGCCACATTTGTCATAGTTTCATCCAACCTTCGCAGTAGAGATCTTGTGTATTGTTCCGTTGATCCAACGGAGGTCCGAACCACTTGCTCGGAGCTATTACCTGTTTGTTTACTGATTCTGAGAGCCATGCACCCCACCAACTAAAGGAACTATTTGCTATGATAAAATCGGAACACATAGTCATTAAACAAAGATCGACATATTGATCTCCTGACTCGGAGACCATAAACCTATCATCAGCAAATAGAGGTTGCTCGTGACACCACGCAGGATCATCTGAAAGAACAACCACAGGTCTGTCGCTATCGAAATAGGACAATGCTTTCTCATAATATTCTAGCGAAACTATAGGATGATGTCCATACTGAGCGTAGTCAGTTCGTCTCACATGTAAAGCGATAGATTTATTTAGACCCTCCATCATCTCCATGCAGGGATTTTTTATGTCGTCTTTGAATGTAAAATCTTTTATTAATTCATCTCTAACATTTAAAAAATACTTCTCTGACTGATAGAATCCCCATAGGGTAACCCAGTCAGGACAATTGTTGAACAACTTCTCATCAAAATGGAAGTGTCTCTCCTGTATTATAGGTTTCCTCTCATCTATCCATTGTATTTGTAATGGACTAAATGTCTCTAGAGTAAAGGGCATAAACAATTGATGTTCTTTCCATGCATCTGCATTACTCTTGAACTTAGATGGAGGTACACAGTATTGATACCCCATGTTCTTTGCTATACCTTTCACTGCAGAATACTGGAACATCTGATTTGCTAGACGCTCCTTCTTCTTGCCTACATGATTAATACCAATCATTTTGTTTGTAGATTAGTTGCTTCTTGGAACCACTGATATGCTTTTGCTAGACCAGTATCAAGATCATACTTAGGTTTCCAACCCTTAGCAGTGATCTTACTGTAGTCTAATGGTCTCTTAGGTGTTCCATTAGGTCTACTAGTATCCCATTCAATCTTACCATTAAACCCTGTGAGGGCAGCAATCTTATGTGCTAGGTGGAAGATAGAAACATCCTGGCCTGATCCAACATTGATGAGTTCTCCGTTATCATAATTTTCTACAGCAAACATACATGCGTCTGCTAGATCATCCACATACATAAACTCTCTGGTAGGAGTACCATCACCCCAACAGGTCACAACATTCATTGTTGCATTGTTAAACTTAGTCATCAATGCAGGGATGACATGACCATTATCAGGATGAAAGTTATCATGAGGACCATATAGATTACAAGGCATTAATGATACACCTTTAAATCCATACTGTTTGTTATACATCTTCAACATCTCTATGCCATGTATCTTAGCAATAGCATATGCTTCATTAGTAGGTTCTAATTCACCCGATAATATAGACTCCTCTTTAACAGGAGTCGGTGCAAACTTAGGATAGATGCAGACACTACCAAGGAAGACAAACTTCTTGACAAAGTATTTGTATGCCCAATGAATCAGGTTAGTCTGAATCATTGTGTTCTGATAGATAAACTCTGCTGAGTATGCATCATTAGCATGAATGCCACCGACTCTAGCAGCAGCATCAAAAACATAATCGATTCGATGTGTCTCAAAAAATAATTTAACTTGGTTTGAATCAGTTAAATCACATTGATCTCTGGTAGCAGTAAGAATATTAAGGTATCCATCTGCTTTAAGTCTGCGAACAATAGCAGAACCAACTAACCCCTTGTGACCTGCCACAAAGATACAATCAGTTTTATTCATTGTCCTTAACTTCATGGGATAATAACCTCAGGAGTTGGTAAAGGGAATAGCAATCTCTTACCTTTGAACTTAGGGTTCTTGATAAAGAAATTTTTAAAGTGCCAAGGTAAAACAATATACACATCATAGTCCTGTTCCATTACTTTCTCTTCAGAAGCAATAGGTATCCATGTACCTGGTGTATATGATCCATCCTTATCAGGGTTAACATCACCAATGACAGAGATATCATTAGGAGTAACTTCCCATGTCTGGAGTGTTACATTACCCTTAGTGCTTGCACCTAGAGCACAGACTGTAGCCTTGTTCTCCTTATAGAAGGTTAACATCTTCCAGAACTGTTCTCTATTTTGTACCAACCTAATAGCAAACTCTCTCCAAGGTTTAGTTGTATTCAACTCCTGATCCAATTCACTAGCAAGAATACCAGTTAACTTAGTCTTACACTCTTCTCTCTTGCTACTGCTCTTAGCAACTACAACAGATATACTACCACCATTTACATCATTAAAATCAAAGTCAACGATCTTAAATCCTGCTTTGTCCATGATGTACTTAAGTTGTCTCATACCATAGTATGATAGATGCTCATGACATACTGTATCAAACGAATTTGCACGAAGCATTTCTGGCATATAACTTTGTTCTAGTACCCAGATACCTTCATCATCAAGACACTCACGAACTTGTGTGGCAAATCCACATGGATCCTCTAGGTCATAGAACATAGAGAAAGAGGTAATAACCTTTGCCTTTTGTTTACCAAATCTTTCTTGGAATGTCTTAGCACTAAAGAAGTCAGCAATGTAATGAACATTGTCAGGAATGTAATCCTTAAATTTCTTAGAGGTAGGATCAATACTAACCAACTGGCAATCCTTTGGGAAGAACGATAAGAAAGTTCCATCGTTACCAGCAATGTCACATACAATATCACCTGAGTCAAGTTTGGCATCAGACATGATCTTGTCTGCCTTACCTTTAAGGTGCTTGACCATGCTACCATTCAGTCCAGAACGATACCCATACTCATCTCCATACATTGTAGGAAGATCAAAGGTATGTTCTAACTGTACATGACCACAACCACCTTTAGTCTCATCACACTTAACAAGTGTCAATGGACCTTTGTACATATCAGGATCGATTTCCTTAGGAAAGACACCTGATAGGTATTGATCACCAAGATCTAGAACTACTTCGTAGTGTTCGTTACCGCAGACTCTACACTTGGTTATTTTGTGAAATAATTTCATTGTCCGTAAATACACATGTCTTCAACGAGATCTTTAAAAGATAACTCTGGTTCCCATCCTAAGACTTCTTTTGCCTTAGTAGCATCACCTAGAAGTTGTTCAACTTCTGTTGGGCGGTAGTATTTATCGCTCACTCTGATGATGTCTCTGCCCATAGTGGCACAGTAACCACGCTCTTCTAACCCCTCTCCATGCCAGCGTATTTTGAATCCAAAATAATCTGCTGCATGTTCTACAAACTCTCTTACACTATACATTTTACCAGTAGCCAACACAAAGTCGTCTGGTTTATCATGTTGTGTAATCATCCACATGCCTCGGACATAATCCTTAGCATGTCCCCAGTCTCGTTTAGCATCTATGTTACCCAACACTAACTCGTGCTGCAACCCTGTTGAGATGCGAGAGAGTCCCATTGTAATCTTACGAGTTACAAAGGTCTCACCTCTCCTCTGGGATTCGTGATTGAATAGGATACCATTACTAGCATGGATTCCATATGCCTCACGATAGTTCTTAGTAATCCAATAGGAGTACAACTTGGCACACCCATAAGGACTACGAGGATAGAAAGGAGTCTTCTCGTTCTGAGGAACTTCTTGTACTAATCCATATAACTCTGAGGTAGATGCTTGATAGAACCTACACTCATGATCTAGAAGACGAATAGCATCTAGAAGACGAAGAGTTCCTAAGGCATCTACCTCACCAGTATATTCAGGCATCTCAAATGATACCTTTACATGACTCATAGCAGCAAGGTTATACACCTCATTAGGTTTGATCTTTTGAACCAAACTAATGATGTTACCTGAGTCAGTCAAATCTCCATAGTGGAGATGGATTTGATCATATATGTGATCAATTCTATGGGTATTAATCATAGAAGAACGACGAACAATACCATGAACTTCATATCCTTTCTCAAGGAGAAGTTCAGCAAGGTACGATCCGTCTTGTCCTGTAATACCAGTAATCAGAGCTTTCATTTAAGTAATAATAGTATCAACTCCCTCCGTCGGCATTGTAAAATTAGTGACTTCGGTTCCTATTCCTGTTGTAATAATATCAGTACCTAGACCAGAAAAATCTGTTACGAATTCTGCTGCTCCTACTGTCTGATCTCCGAAAGTTATTACGCTGTCACCAAAAATGCTTGAGGAGGATCTTGCTGCGTTATCTGCGATGGATCGAGCACCTAAAAAGTGCCCCCACAGTTCAGTAAGCGTTGAAGTTTCCTCATCGTTATTTAGTGCCTCAATGACAGCATCTTTTAAAGCATCGGATGCTTTTTGATAGGCATCATACTTATGATTGTTACCGCAAGACATGTTAAAGATCTTCTGATAGTACATCCATAAGGACTTCATAGTCCTCATACTCATTGCCTGTGAATTCAATCAATCCTTGACTCTCGTAATACTTTCTAATCTTTTTGTAGAGTTTAGGGTGCTTCAAATCTAAGAAGATTTCTTTCTTAACAGCAGCACGAAGTATACTCAAGTCTTTCTTGAACTTCTTCAGAGACGACATTGTTCTGGATGTGTTGACCAGTTTATTATAGACTAATCTTTCACTCTTGTCAATTTCTCTTTGCGTTTGAACCTACCTTGTTTACAGAAGTATAAGGTATGATTTATTGTTGTTACATAATACCCATCAATATCTTTTCCATCATCCGTATATCCATATGCTATGACCTTTTCTTCGATATCATCTATTCTAAATTTTTTATCACCTTTGTGAAGGTATTCTTGATAGATGGTATCCAGGTTGATCATCGTTCCTCGTAGGTAAGTTTGCGGATGCGTCTTTTACGACGCTGTTCTTGCCATTGTAACTGATCTTGCGTCAAATGTCCAGTTTCCCTGACATTTGTATTTAGAACCTTAACATTCGCTAAAGATTTCGCTGTGAATGAGGTGTCATCCACTACCATTTGATTCTCACAACCACATACTTGTGGTTTTCCTGTACTAGTAATTACTGTATTACACACTAAACATTTAATTTGCATTAGAAAAATGCTACCTCCGTAAATCTTGTTTGCTCTTTGAATCTGTTGTCATTAATAATCTGGCCATGTGGTATGCTCCCATCAAAAACAACCATAGAATTAAACTTAGATATGATTGCTAGATCTTCTACGAATAAAGAATCATCTTTCCAAGGTTGCTCGTGCTCTGATTGACTCTCTAGTATCTCTTCTGCATCATCATTTGCTGGCAAGTAAAGCATCGTACCAGCATCTGATCCACAGTTAGGATTTAAATATGTTAAACAATTCAACATACCACCATCAACATGTGGTGTATAGAAGACACCATTGCCAGGATAATCTTCAATCAATCTGAACTGATTGAACCTTGATAGTGGTGGAAAGTTCTCATCCTTTTCTTTAGCAAAAAATTCTATAATTTTTTCAAATAGATGTGACCTTGCAGTGATAGTTCTATTGTCTAGTATATGTTGACCGTCATAAAACATCTTACCATTAAGACTTTTAGGATCTGCTTCACATAATCTATGTGCTCTTATAGGACACTCTTTAAGATATTCATATACCTTCAAAGGTTTTTTATATACCTCATCGATATGAAGTATTATAGAACCTCTGTATGGAATTATTGCAACACCCCAAGAAGAGTTGTACTCAAAATCTTCAATTGAATAAAATGACATGATTACTTAAACATAAATGTGTAGTTCACTCTACGATTCTCCTGCCCCTCTATCATAGAGACGCTATTCGTTTTGTGGAAATAATTTGATTCAAAAATTGTGATCCTATTATAGTTATAAGGAATGTATCTAGGAGATGCTTTAGATTCATCAAGATAATTAATAACTTTTTGAGAGTTAGAGTTATAATCTTCCCATGTCCAGTCTAGTGGTGCTTGTTTATCATAGATGATAAGACCATTTTTTGTTGTGTCTTTAACACACCGAGAAGGAGTGACCCATAGGTTTACATTCAGAGCTGCAGGGTCGGCATGTGGAGTAACTCCTTCTGCCTCATTATTATATACAAATGCCCATCCTCTGTCAAACTCTAATGAATGTAGGGGAGAGAAAGCACCATGTATAGCATTAATAACATCAGGTAAAAGTGGAAATGGAAACTTTTCCCTATCAAAATTTATAGAATGATAACCCCATTCAGAATAGTCATCATCTATATGTTTAGAATTGATAGCAGATTGATGCAACTCATCAACCACATCAGGATACAAGAAATCATCAATGATTACATATCCATCATTGATTATAGATTGTTTAACAGGATCCATTAATTCATTACAGAAAGGTCTGCACTATCTCTTCTATTAATAGTCTCTGGATGCTTTACCCATTGTTCAATGTCACTTTTTAAGGCAGTCTTAATAGCAATACTAAACCTTTGATGAGATTTAAATGGTGATGCTCTATGCAAAATCTGTGCAGTAAATTTACACATACTATTCCACTCAGGTGGCACTCCAATGATCTTTTTATCTAGATAGAACTCTGTCCATCCAGACTCTTCAATATCATAGTCCCAACCATCATGTATAGGATAATATAAAAATGTATTCTGTTGCTGTTCTGGATCAGCATCATTATGAAAGTATGCTCTTTCATTAGGAGCGAAGACATTTATATACAATCTATAGATCCCAAATGTATTCCAATAATCTGGATAGTGTTTAGTAATACCAGTTGTCATACAATCAAAAATTAATTTATCATCTCCAACACACTCTTCTGGTTTATCTGCAAAGAAAACATTGTGTACCATACCAGTAGGTTTTCTTTCATCATATTCATTCCCTTCATTGTCTGCCTCACCATACTTGTATGCAGCATGGTATGTTACATACTCTGATACAAAATTAGCAATGTCATTGGGGAAAAAATCCTCAACTACTTCAACTGTTGGTTTCTTCATAACCTAAACTAAGCAATACATCATGACGGATTTCCATTAATTCATTAAAACATTTTTGATTGTGAGCACAACCACGAAGATGGTGATCAGGTGCTAAGACTGATTCTATAAAAAGAGATCTTGCCCTATGCATTTTATCCTCTTTGGATTCATTACTATCTACAGAGTTTTGATCTTTCATTTATCTATCCCTGTATCCATGTAACTAATACCATCTTTAGTTGGTGCAGGATTGCCACCATCAAATTCAAATCTGTCTTCTAGTTTAGGTATCTTAAGATCCCATTTAAAATATTGTCTTCCTGTTCTTGGTACTGTAACATCCCATCCAGTGCGAGTGATGACTCCACTCTGACTAGAAGTCACACAATCATCGACTGAATCCTCATCACCATCCCATTCCCAAGCAGTACATGCATCTACTGTAAGGATAGGTAGACCAGTATTGAATGATGTCATATGGAAAAATGCATCATGCCATTTATCAAAAATTTTCCAATCATAATCTTCTATCTTTCCTTTCCTACCATTAGTAGCATGCATAATAAGATTAAAACAACCCATCTGATTAAAGACAGATGTAAGAGGACGCTGACCACCCTCTTGATAACCCCATAGATCATTACAAATTAGACCAGCAGCAAGTGGTTCTTTCCAAAACTCATTAGAGTTTGCTTGTGGTTCATCTTCTTGTCTTAATCTGATCATTGTAATTTGATCATCTTTATCTCTCTTAAGTACATGTTCTAATGGTGGGTTTGGATGTGATGCTTGTCTATCTAAACACATTGTTTTAAATGTACAGCACATCAACCTACCACTCTTATGGTAATGCCTTATCTCATTTCTAAAAACTTGGTTAGCAAAATATTCTGACTCATAAAAATTAGTGCCTAGATGTAAACCAACACCTGCCTTTTCTTGATACGCTTCAACCTCTCTCAATGCTTCAGTCAACTCATCCAATTTATCTTCCCATCCACCTAACCATCCTGACAAAGAACCTTCTGGTGTGAGGATATGATCAACCTCATTTTCTTTTGCCCAATCAATTGCTTTAAATATTTCTTTTTTATTGGCCTGTATGTTTGTGCCACATGGAATCTGAGCACCTGCCATCTTAATAATTCTATCGGTAGGTGCAGTATCTGCTAGGTAACCAAACCCCTGCCATGTTTGTGGTTCACCTTTAGGGTTCTCATCAGGTGATGTTAGCTTAACTTTCTCTTTATACTCTACCTGTTTGGGTATAGAATCTCCCTTTGGTGATAGAGGTGTATATTCATACCCATACTTAGGCAGATTTTCTTCAAATTCTTCTTGAGTCATGTTGCCCTCCCAATAATCTTTTTCAGTGACCATAAATTTTTTACCTATTATAAATGTATTAGAAAAACCTGTCAAGATCTTCCATAACCACACGGTATACTGTAGTATATCTATAAGCGTATTTGTTAAGGGGTGCTAGACCTCGGTGTGGTATACCAGCATCAAACAAAACAATTCTACCTGGTTTATATTCTATCTCTTCTATAACTTTACCATCTACAACTAGTTGAAATTGTCCACCCCAATCTGGATCCCATTTAGTATTGTTCATAATCATTACAGTCATTCCCTCACCATCAACATGTGGTGTTCCATTTTGCCCAAAGTATTGTAGATTTAAATCTATCCTTCTAAGATAAAGATTGACTTCAAATAATTCTCTTTTAATTATATCAAAGGCATCAAAAAATATTTCAGCATCCTCATGTAGTTTAGTAATACGATTTATATCTTCCCTTACAAAAATATCTGTACCAAATAACCTGTGACTACCTATCAGTCCCATAGGAAAGGACTTAGGGTTTGCAGTATTGGTTGTGTGAATAGGTATCTCTAATATAACTTCCTCCATCTGACAGAGGAACTGTAAATCAAAGAGATCGTCTACAATATGTGACATCATCTAGACATTATAAGACCCCTGACTGAATCAGTCAAGGGTTATGTATTTGAATGAATTAAAATAAACTTAGGCTTTTGTGTTAGTGATTAGTAAGTCTTTACAGACTCGTTTACATGTTTGCTGATTGTCATCACACTCGATCAAGCAATCAAAGTAGTCGTTGACTAGATTTTCATCTTGCGATGAATCGAATTCCGTCCATTCTGCTAGTTGATTGAATGAAATCATATTGTGATTAGACATTTTAACCTCTGTAACCTTAACTACATGATATAAAGAATCAGGTCATGTTCTTCCCTTTAATTCTATCACTATTTAGTCAGGATATCCTCAAAAAAGGCGGCCTACTTAACAAAAATAAATGCCTACGAGTTTATACCTAACACTGCTTCATAGTCTGCTTGGAATAATTCTAATCCCTTATCAGTAAGGATATGATTATACATCTTCTCAAAAACTGTTGGTGGCATAGTAACAATGTCTGCACCATATTCAAATGCTCTGCCTACAGATCTTACATCTCGTACAGATGCTGCTAGAACTTCAGTTCTTACCATATGCTCTTTGAATACCTTAGCAATATCCTTAACTAAGCATAGACCACCGAATGAATTGTCATCAACTCTACCTACAAACGGTGACACATAAGCAGCACCTGCCTTAGCAGCAAGAATTGCTTGTGCTTGTGAGAAGATAAGAGTTACATTAACTCTGATACCATTATCAGATAGTTCTTTACAAGTTTTTAATCCCTCAGGTGTGCATGGAACTTTAACGGTACATACATCCTTGTACTCAGCAGCAAGTCTTTGACCTTCAAAGGTCATATCTTCAACTACTTCCATACTAACATCAGGTATACCTGCTATTGATAGTTCACGGTACACATCTTCTGGATCCTTTCCACCTTTCCTGATAAGAGTTGGGTTAGTTGTTACACCATCGATTAGTCCAGTCTCAAAGTGCTTGAGAATGGTTGGGACATCAGCACTATCTATAAAAATTTTCATTAGGTTTTGGTGAAGTGTATAATATATCCCCTGCAATAATACATCTACCAGACTCTTTAGTTTCTGGTACTCCATGCATGACATGTCCAGGGATAAAAAGACATTGACCTGCTTCTGGATATATTTCCTCCTTTTCTACTACAGTAGGAGCACAACCACTAGGAGTGTTTACATAGTATACAAAGGTCATACAGAAAGGAAAATGATCATGCATTGCTACCTTATCTGCAGTCTGATAATAAATTCCCCAACATCTATCAATGATAAATCCATTGGGTTCATAACCTAGACCACCTATATACCTACCACCATCAGCAAAGTCATAGGCAACTTGAGGAAGTTGTGTTTCTATCCATGTTAGTAGTGTATCAGCACCCTCTATTTTATCCCTATTATGTGTGATAAAGTGCCAAGTTTTATAAGCACCTTGACAAGGATAAGGAAACTCTGGAGGGAGTCCAACACCCATAGATAAATTTTCATCCTTTATTGCTTTAAACAATGAAGGATTTACATTCTCTGGAGTAGGGTATTTTAGTATTTTATAGGTCATCGAAGTAATCCTTACGATAATACCGCCCTAGGATGTTACTATTATAGTAGGCAGGTGTGCCATCCGTCAAGCTTTCTGTCAGGACATTATTAAGAAACAACTGTCTAGTCTCTTCAAAATTTGTCTTGCCTACTGTTGTATGGAGACTTATTATTTCTCTTTTGAATCCTAGTTTACCAAACTCTTTAATGTCTCGTTTAAGTTCATCAGAGCTTCCGTAGTACCGCTTCCAGTCAGACTCCGATGTAACTCTTCTCTTACCTCCTCTAGGTTTCCGTTTCTGTACGAAGTATTTTCTACCGATGTATTGTTTGCCAGTTTGTATATTAGTAATCCTGTAGACAAAACCGAAGAACTTGCCAATGTCATTAGAAGTAAAAGGTTTAGCCTCATATAACCAGGGGTTTTCGTAAACTCCTCCTTCAACCATTTCATAATTTCCAATCCGTTTTTCTTATTTATCCAGTCAAATTTAGTGTCAATGATAACCTAGGTTCAGTGCTCTCTATCACAGAGTGTTGTGAGAATGCTGGTACAATTACTATAGAATCTGGTGTTGCCTTTTGTGACTGACCATTAATTACCCAAGTAGATGATCCGTAGATAGGTTTTACTATAACATTATAATCATGGTTGTGTGGATCATAACTAGGTCTTCTAGTCTCAGTACCTTTACTTAAATAAAAGTTAGCAATAGTATCTGATCCTCTTAGTGGTAAAAGTTTTTCGTTCAACTCTCTTAGTTGACCTGTTAGGTCAAGAACATTTCTTAGTAGTGTAGTAAAACCATAATCATATAATCTTTTCCACCTCTCATAAATTATAAAATTATCCTTATCAAAAAAACCAGTGGATACAACACCACACTGGTTAAGAATATTCATAGATGGTTCTGGCCATCTATATTTTATCTGTAGTAAATTTAATATATCTTCTTCATCCATGTCGATCTGATGGTTCCTTATAACATCAGCACATTCATTTAAATATTCGTTTATGTTCACAGGTGAGGGTGGATACCCTCCATAATGTTTGTCGTTCATTCAGTAACTTTTTTTTCCTCTAGAATGAAATCCACTTCTTCTGGATCTAGGTCATGCATTATAGCATGAGCATGATCTAAATGGTCAGCTATATCATTCTCAAATAGGTACTCTAATATAGTATCGTATACTTTAGTTTCCACAATTAACACTCTATACTACTTGTATTTATTAGAAAATTCACTAAAGGATGATTGACAGTCAGGCGGTTCTGGATCTTTATACCCTTTGATCTTCTTCCACTTGTTATGTAATGCACCCATCATCCAAGATTGAGATAAACTATGAGGACCATTCTCAAGTAAATCTAATTCATACTTACTAGAGGTAAAGTTCTTGTATTCCTCTCTCCAGTTAGAGTCATCATATGGTTTAGTCATAATTGGAATCCTGAGAATGTATCCTTCTTAACATCATGCTTGATGCCACCAACAATATAAGATTCTACTTCAGTCTCCTGTGGTGCTACCTGTAGACCTTTAGAACTAATCCAATGCTGTGTCCAAGGTAAAGGGTTTGCTCTAATAGCAATATCATAGATAGGATCTAAACCAAGACTTCTCATTCTCTTATTAGCAATCCACTCAACATACTGTGATAGAAGTTTCTCATTCAATCCAATCATACTACCATCTTTGAACAGATACTCTGCCCAGTTCTTCTCTTCATTAACAGCATTCTCAAATGCTTGGTACAACCATTTCTCTTCCTCTTTCATTATCTCTAACATCTCAGGATCATCACCCTTCTGCCACTTATTAATTATTGTTTGGGTGAGTGCAAGGTGTTGATTCTCATCTCGTGCAATGAGGGAGATGATCTTTGCTGATCCCTCCATGAGTTTGAGTTCACCGAAAGCAAAAGAGCAAGCAAAAGATACATAAAAACGAATACCCTCCAAGATGTTGACATTAGCTACCGCCCTATAAAGATGTCTTTTAAGTTCACGCTTATTAAGTACCCCGACTTTACCTATCTGTTCTGCTGCTTGTAAGAAATCATCATACGCTTGAGTTACAGTTGATGCTCTCCTCAAAATCCTATCGTCTGTAATGATAGTATCAAATACTTCTGATGGATTAGAATAAATGTTCTTAATGATATATGTATAGGATCTACTATGAATCATCTCCATAGTTTGCCAGATGTTCATAGCAGCCTCTAGTTCTGGTATAGAACAATAAGGTGCAAATGCCATACCAGGTGCTCTACCCTGTACACTATCAAGCATAATCTGATACTTCAAATTAGATGTATAGATATGCTTTTGTTCTGGACGCAATGCCTCATAGTCTGCACGATCTTTCTGGAGTGATACCTCTTCAGGTCTCCAGAAATATCCTAACATTTGTTGTGTTAATTTTTCAAATACTGGATACTTATATTCATCATACCTTTGTATCCCTAATGGTTGACCAAAAAACATTGTTTGTTTTTTAGTATCTACTACATCTGTATTAAAAACAGTCTTACCCTTGGTAGTAGTAGAACTACCATCGTTTAGTTTAAATTGCACAGGCATCGCACTCCGTTGCGTCGTTTAGTTGGTCTAATAAACTTGATACTTTGTTCTCTACTGGTTTTTCCTCTACCTCATCAGTCTTATTGTCATAAGTATTCTGGTAGTATGATGTCTTCCAACCGTATTTGTATGTAGTTAGAAGATCTTGTGCCATTACACTAGTAGGAACTTCATTATTAGGATAATTTTCTGGATTGTATGACCAGTTACCACTGATAGCTTGATCAAAGAATTTCTGCATTACTGCAACAATTTTAACATAACCATCATTGTTAGGCATGTCCCATAACAATGTATAATGTTGTTTCAAAGACTGGTACGCTGGAACAATCTGCTTAAGAGGTCCTTTCTTTGATTTTTTAATGGACAAGTATCCTCTAGGAGGTTCAATTCCGTTTG